TCCATCCAGCTGCAGTCAATTCCTCTAGTCTGTTACTATATCTATCCGAAGTGATATTAGTACTATGAAATGGACTAGAATAATTAGATCGGTTTAAATTTTTTTGATTAGCCATAATATAATCAGTATTCAAACACATATTAATAATATTTTGAATACTAGCATCACTCAAATTATTGCATCGACTAAACATAGCTTTCATATTATCAACATGTGATGTATCAAATTCAGGTACTGTTGTTAAATTATTACAACCACTAAACATATTATATACATTCAAAAGAATAGATGCATTAAGATTTGGTACTGATGTTAAGTTATAACAATTATTAAACATATCGTGCGTATCAGTTACATTAGTTATATCAAATTCAGGTACTGTTGTTAAATTACTACACTGAGAAAACATAGCCTCCATATCAGTAACATGTGATGTATCAAATTCAGGTACTGTTGTTAACTTACTACAACTCCTAAACATACTAGTCATACTAGTCACATTACTTGTGTTAAAATTAGGGACTGATGTTAGCATACGACAATTACTAAACATATCAGACATACGAGTCATATTAGAAGTGTCAAGATTAGGTATTGTCGAAAAAGTGCTTCCAGTAAACTTTGTTCCATCTGGAACCACAAATGTTGAGCCTCCACCAGCATCTGGTAAATTAGAAACTGTATTCATAATATTTATCAAATTTAAGTTATTATTGTTTAACCTATTCTCATAATTACTCATATTTCAATTCTCCTTTCTCTTAATATGTCCATCCAGCAGCAGTTAACTCATCTAGTCTGTTACTATATCTATCTGAAGTGATATTAGTATTATAAAATGGACTATACGAATTACCTACATTAAGATTTTTATAACTAGCTGTAGTAATATTACTATTCAGACACATATTAATAATATTTTGAATACTAGTATCACTCAAACTATTACAACTCCTAAACATGGCTCTCATATTATCAACATGTGATGTATCAAATTCAGGTACTGTTGTTAAATTATAGCACTGATAAAACATATTAGACATATCAATTACATTAGTTGCATTAAGATTTGATACTGTTGTTAAATTACTACACTGAGAAAACATAGCCTCCATACTAGTAACATGTGATACATCAAAATTTGATACTGATGTTAAATTATAGCACTGATAAAACATAGCAAGCATACTAGTAGCATTAGAGGCATCAAGATTTGATACTGATGTTAAGTTATAGCACTGAACAAACATACGAGACGCATCTGTTGCATTAGCTGTATTAAGATTTGATACTAATGTTAAGTTATTATAACCATAAAACATATTAGTCACATTAGTTGCGTTAGATATATTGAGATTTGATACTGTTGCTAAATTATTACAACCTCTAAACATATTAATCACATTAGTTGCATTAGATGCATTAAGATTTGATACTAATGTTAAATTAATACAATTAGAAAACATATTAGACATATCAGTTACATCACTGAAATCCATATCACTTGGTATAGATGTGAATGTAGAAGAACCAAATTTCACACCATCTGGTACATGGTATAATGTTCCAGCTTTAGTGTTTACTATATTCGACAAATTTGCAATTATATTTTCTTGCTCTGCTATTACATTCTCTAAATCTTCTCCACCTGCTGGTACATTTATTTTCAAATTTACTTGATTGAACCCATCATACCCATTATCTGGTAATAACTGTATATTAGTATTTTGAGTAAATTCATAGGTCTTAGTTTGTAATTGAGCAACTGGAACTTGAACAGTAATTGTTACTTGGTCCATTGCATCGTAGTCTTGGTCAGGATCTAGTGTTGTAGTTCCATTAGCAGAAATTGTTACTGATTTTTGTTGGTATGTTCCCTGTGCGGGAAGAGCCAATATTTCAGTATCAAAATTAGCTGCAGGAATAGCAGTCTCCGAACCTTTCTTAGTCTTAATCGCACTAGCGACATCAGTCAAAAAGTTTGTCAAATTATTTGTTCTTGCCATTAGTACTCACCTCCTAACACCTGAGTTATTGAACTCTGTATAGCAGAGTCTGTATATTCATTAGCAGAACTTATCGCTTCAGTTTTCTTTGTATCAGCATAATCCTTAGAGGCTTGTAATGCATTTGCAATTGCTTGTTGAACTTGAGAAATTGTCCAATAGTTTGACAAATCAAATTCGACCATACCCACTGGGTCCCATTTTGAACCAGTCCAGTGATATTCTATAAATCCACCTTTGTCATCTGGGACTAGATATATTTTCTTTGGGTCACCAGTCTCAGGCAATTCTTCTACAATTACAAAAACATCGGTGTCAATTGCTCCACCGATTATCTCTGTTAAAGTAGAGTAAGTGCCGTCAGGGTTTAACCATTTGTTAGGTAGTGAGACTTTATTGGCATAAGCTTGACTACTTGGGTTAACAGGTTTTCCAAATAGGTCAGTTATGTTTCCATCTTCATCCAGTACCTTGTTTGGCAAAGCAGATTTCAAATCATAAGCATTTTTGCCCATTCGACTTTTACCTCCCTTTCTTATATTTTACATATTTATTTTAACATAAACTAAGCCACAAATCAACGGAGAATTATGACTTAGTCTAATTTTCTAATATGCTCTGACTAAAGAGCAATAATTTAAGTTAACCCAACCAGATGGAGTTCTGGCCCAAGCTCCACTTATTTCATAAGTATCGAACCTAGTTCCATTTTGGTATGTTTTAATTATACCATAATTAGTTCCAGGACCTTTTCTAACATTTAGACCAGATGGAGTATTGACTACATATAGTCCAAGAACTTTTCTGGATGGTTTTGGAGTTGAAGTACTTCCACCATCTTTTCTCTCGACATAGTCTAAACTAATCCATCCTGCTCCAGATTTTAATTTACCCCATTTTGAAGCTCCAGACCCATCACTTTCAGCCACTATAGTGTATGTCTCTTTATCAGTAATTTGTCCAGCTATACCATAATTAGTCCCTGGACCTTTTCTGATATTTAAACAACTAGCTGTTACTTTTACCAAATAACTTCCAGCTGGTGATGGAGATGGTTCCGGTGTTGGGTATGGCTCTGGTTGACCATCTAATTTAGCATTAACTATATTTGCTAACTCTTGAAATCTGGCTTGTAAATATGGACCTGGGCAATTTGTATTTTGGAACATGTTATGTCTTGTCAATGACCCATTTTTATCTCCAGTGTAATCAAGTCTAAATCCATATCTTCTACAAATATCAACACAAAGGTTAATTAGTGAATTCCACGCAGCATCAGATATAGGCCAATCTCCACCTGTAGAACTATTTGAAACTTCTATTGTAATAGCTTGACAGTCATTTTCTCTATTTCCTGAAGTCCATGCTCTATTTTCCTCATCCACATAGCAAGCTATTTCTCCATCATAACCTATACCATAGTTTGAAGAGGCTTGTCTTGCTGGATTTTTGAATATATTAGCACATTGAGCAGCTGTTAATCTACCAGCCATGTGATGTGGAGTGATTTTACAAATCTTATAACCTCTTCTACCTTGAGTATAATTACTAGAAGAGGCTGGTAGATAAGCAGATGTTAAACTACTATAACTCATTACTCATCTTCTCCTTCCTCTTTTCCAAACGATAACTCTTGGTCCATCTCTGGAGTTGTTTCTACAAATTCGTCTTCAATAACTTCTCTTTTTGTCTCTTCCATGTTATTTTTCCTCCTTCTTCACATAATTATGGTTGCTTATTCCAAGAAGTGCTCCTAAAAATGTATCGATTGCAGTAATTGTTCCAACTACTTGCTCTCCATAAGGCAATCCCCAGATCTGAGCGATTGCAAAATAAAGAGTAGCAACTGCTGGAAGAGCAATTAGAGCAATCCATTTCAAAATATCATAAACTTTGTTGGACATCATCTCTTTATACCTCCTTTCCACAATTACTACTCGGTGAGGGTTCTATTAACTATTCAATTACTTCGACATCTGATTTTTTAACAGTATGTTCTTTATCACGCATGGCAATAAAAATTTCGTCTCCCTTAACATCTTGAACAACATACTCTTCATCGTTATACATTACATGAACACCAACTTTGATAGGTTTTACTAATTTCATTGTAGTTCCCATTGGAGTATGAACCATCTTCTCTTCTGGCTCTTCAACAAAATTAAAATTTTTGTCATTGTCTCTTCTCATTGATTTCAAGAT